GATGGATAAAGTCATTACTATTTCTCAAAATGGTGTGGCTGCGCTGTCAGATAAGTATGCAATGCTCGCTAAAACTAATGCAGAAGCAGCGACCATTCTCCGCAACCAAGCAATCATTGAATACAATTCAGCTGTTTCAAAGATCCCGAAGGCTATTGGTGATGCGGCAGCTTCGGTAATTGATTTTGGCGATAAAGCTCTCAGTGCTTTTTCAGGGGGCTATGCATCAATTAAGGGTTTCAGTGATCGGCTTGCCTCGCTGAATATCACAACTGATGACTACACAGAGGCAATGAAACAAGCCTATGGCGCTGGGCAGGCCTTTCAGGCTACAGCGAGTAGCATCGGAAATACTGTTGGCTCTGTTGCAAGTAAGTTTGCAATCTCTGAGCAAGCCGCCTTTAAACTCGTCAAGCAAATGGATGAAGTGCAGCGAACCAAATCCACAGAAGCACTTCAAAGATTGGTCATAGAATTACAAAATACCAAAAGCTCATCAGATAGCGGAACTAACGCGATTATCGAGTTTTTGAAACCACTAACGGAATTAGTGGGTGCGGCTGGGATGGCAAAAGTCAACCTGGCCGGTATGAACCTTGAGATGGATAATCTCACCGCTGGACAGAAAAACCTTATCAAGCAGACGGAGCGCAACTTAGCACTATCAAAATTGCAGGGTGAGGAGCGAGCTCGACTCCAGGCGCAATACGCAGCGGAGGACGCTGGGTTTGCGAAGGATGATCCACACGCCCTACAGATGGAGCGGGATGCAGCGGCGACATACCGTAACACTCAGGCACAGAAGACCCTCCAGTCTGAGCAGAAAAAGGGGGGTTCGCAGGCTGAGTCCATTGCTCAGAAGCTGGAAAATCTCAAGCAGCAGGCAGAACTCGCCGCCGGATCGACGCAACAACTCAGCCGCGAGCAGGCCATCCTCACCGCCCAACAATCTCTTGGCGCTGCTGCAACTCAAAAAGACCTCGAACTGGCCGGGCAGTATGCGGCGGCCAAGTGGGATACTGCTAACGCTATCAAAGCCCAGGCGGCCGCAGAGAAACTGCTGCCGGAAGCGCGCGAAAACGCCAGCTATAAGCAGGATGTGCAGGATCTGAACACCGCTCTGACTGCGAAGAAAATCAGTCAGGAGCAGTACAACGAGACCGCAGAACGCCTGGAGGCTACGCACCAGAACAACCTCGCCAAAATCCGCGCGCAGGAGGCAGTAACGCCGCAACAGGAAGCGGCTGGCACCGTTGACCCTGTGCAGCAACTAGCAAACGAGAATGCTCGCAAACTGGCTCTGATTCAGCAGTACGAGCAGCAGGGTGTGATTACTCACCAGAATGCACTGGCGCTGCGAGCAGCGGCTGATACTGAATACGAGCAGGCGCGCATCGCCGCTCAGTGGGAGATCTACCGCAATCAGAGTGCTGGCAATGAACTGCTCGCCACTTCTCTGGAAGGGCTGCAAAGCGGGGCAACCAATGCTCTGACCGGACTCATTGATGGAACCCAGAGCCTGCAGGAAGCAATGGCGAACGTTGGTTCGACCATCATCAACAGTGTGATCAGCAGCCTCGTAGAAATGGGGATGCAGTGGGTTAAAAACCAGGTGATGGGTCAAGCTGCGGCTGCGGCTTCGCTGGCATCCACAATGGCTCAGGCAACTGCTGCCGCATCGGCCTGGGCGCCTGCTGCTATGAGCGCGTCTATAGCCACACTCGGTAGCGCAGCTGCTGTTGGTGAATCTGCCTATGCTGCCTCACTTCTTTCCGCTAAAGGATTAGCAGTGGCCGGTGCCCGAGAACATGGCGGCCCGGTATCGGCCAGCTCCATGTACCGCGTGGGTGAGGGCGGCAAGCCTGAGATTTTCAAAGCCAGCAATGGCAGCCAGTACATGATCCCCGGCGATAACGGTCGCGTCATCAGTAACCGCGATATTGGCGGCGGTGGCGGAGCGTTCAATTACAGCCCGGTCATTCAGGTCAACGGTGATCCGACGGAGCAGACGCTTGCCATGCTTGAGGCGGCGGTTAAACGCGGGGCGCAGCAGGGCTATGCCATGGCCGTCAGCGATGTTGCCAGCGGCAAAGGTAAGCTTTCCAACGCGCTGACCAATAACTTCAACACCAGTCAACGCCTCACATAAGGAGTTCCCATGGGGATCAGCAGCACCATTGATTTCCCGCACCAGTACCTGCCAATGCCTCAGCGTTCCGGGCATGGATTCACTCCGGTAAGCCCCCTCCAGCGTTCCACTATGACATCCGGCCGCACGCGGCAGCGCCGCAAATACACCTCGGTTCCAACTGAAGCGGGGGTATCGTGGGTGTTTAATGATGCCCAGTCGCAGCTGTTTGAGGTGTGGTTCAGGGATGTGATCACTGACGGCGCAGCGTGGTTCAACATGCGCATGCGCACGCCAATGGGCGTTGGTGACTACGTTTGCCGGTTTAAGGATATCTACGACGGGCCGGTGCTGTTCGGGTTAGGGTTCTGGAAATTCACGGCAACTCTGGAGCTGTGGGATCGTCCTATTCTGCCGCCTGGCTGGGGTAATTTCCCTGAGTTCATCGTGGGGCAGAGCATTATCGATTACGCGCTTAACAGGGAGTGGCCGGAAGCATGACCAGTCCAACCTTAAACAGGCTGTACGCCAGCGGCGGCAGTGAGATACTTTTCAACACGTTGCAGATTACCGTCGGTGGTAAGGACTACTGGCTGGTCGAGAACTTCGAGGATATCTCCGCTACCACGGAAACCGGTGTCTCAGTGACTTTTCAGGCCGCCGCCATGGCTATCGCATTGCCCGCAAGAAATAGTGACGGTACCCAGGATTTGAAATTCGCCATCAGCAATATCGACGGCGTAGTTTCCTCCGCAATACGTAACGCCCTGGACAGCCTGAGCGATGCGACCATCACGATGCGGCAGTACGTCTCGACGGATCTGAAATCACCGGCCTCACCACCTGTAGTGCTACAGATTAAAGACGGCCAGTGGACAGCGACTCAGGTTCAGATCACCGCCGGATTCCTGAATATTCTCAAAACCGCGTGGCCGCGCTACCGTTACACGCTGCCTGACTTCCCGGGTCTTCGTTACCTCCAGTAGTAGGACACCACCATGTTCAACCCTGATAAATACCGTTCAGTTACCTGGCTGAAAGGCGGTCGCGCTTTCCCCGCGCTCGACTGCTTTGGCATCGTTAACGAAATCCGCCGGGATATGGGCCTGATCCCCTGGCCTGAATTCGCCGGGATCACGAAAGACGACAACGGCCTCGATCGGGAGGCGCGCGGACTGATGAACGACCTGCAGCGTTGCGGGCCTGTGCCTGGCGCGGGCATTGCCTGTTACTCAGGCTCTGTGGTGACGCATGTCGCCATCGTCGTGGAGATTGACGGTGTGCTGCATGCCGCCGAATGCAATCCCCGCACTAACGTGACCTTTCTGCCGCTGGCGCGATTCGCGCGCCGCTTTGTCCGCGTGGAGTATTACCAGTGACGATCCGAATATACCCCTCCCGGCTGCCGGGTGAGCCGCTGGAGACGCACCATCACGAAGCCATGCCCCTCAGCGCCTGGTTTGCGCAGAACGTGCAGGGCTGGACGCCGGAGCAGCAGCATCCGGTCGCGGTTGAAATCGACGGCGTTCCGGTGCCCCCGTCAGAATGGGCGCTGTGTTCCATTCGCCCTGACAGTGACGTCAGGCTCTATCCGGTGCCCTACGGTACCGGCGCGGAGATTGCCCTGTGGATTGCAGTCAGCGTGGCCGTCGCCTCTGCGGCGTACTCACTTTACATGATGAGCACCATGCAGACCGGCGGCAGCCAGCAGCCGTCCAATGGTGACCAGCTGGAGCTGAACCCGGCAAAGGCCAACATGGCCAAACTGGGCGATCCCATCCGCGAAATTTTTGGCCGCTACAAGGTGTGGCCGGACTACATCGTCCAGCCTGTCAGTCGTTTCGATTCTGCCGATCCCAAAAAATACGTGACCAGCATGTTTTTATGCGTGGGGGCGGGCGACATGGCACTGCCGCCGTCGGCGATAAAGATTGGGTCCACACCGGCATCAGCGTTCGGCAGCGATGTCAGCGCCACCTTGTATCCGCCGGGTGCCAGCGTCTCAGCCGACAGCCGCTCCGAGAACTGGTTCAACAGCGGGGAGGTGGGCAATACAACGTCGGGGACTGCGGGACTTGACCTGGGCTCAACCGGCCCGCAGACGGTGAGCATTATCTCTGATGCGATACTGGTGAGCGGCAACACCATCTCCCTGATTGCGGCCACAGCCAGCGACGGGGAGGCTGAGATCCCGGCTTCCTGGGTTGTGGGTACCGTTATCACGGTTGTCGCACCGGATTCGTTCCGGGTGGTCAATACCGGGGGATACAGTGTCATCTATGGCAATGTCGCTGAACTGCTGCCTGTCGTGGGCATGCCCGTTTCGGTGACATTCAATGAGTCAGGGTACGACCTTTTCGTTGCCAGTTACGCTCCCGGCGTTCCGGCTGTGCCGGGTGTGGGTGGCTCGACGGCCAGCATAACCGCCAGCGCCGCGCCCACCACCTATGATTTTACTGCCACGCCGGTCACGTTCACGATCGGCTGGAAAGGCACCACCTATGCGATATCACTCATCACTAATTACGTCACCATGTCAGGGTTGCTTAACACCATCTCAAACCAGCTCACCGGTTCCGGTCTGATCGCGCGTGATACTGGTGGCCGGCTGCAGATTGCCGAGGAGAGCAGCCCGTTTGCCGGGGGCACCATCATCCACAGCGCGCTCCCGGTCTCCGTTTTCGGCAGTGCCCCGGTCGACGTGACTGGCGTGGCATCGACAGGTGGCACCGCGGCGGTGGAGGCACATATCACGCTGGCATACGACAGCGCCACGGGTAAGCCATTCACGGGCATCCCGGACGGAGTCCAGCGGATCGGTATCGGCTACGCTGACGGGCAGTTCCGCATTACGGATATCGATGATCAGACCATCACACTTGAGCGCGTGGTTGTTACCCAGGACTCCAGTGGTAATGATGTTGTCACCGTGGATCCTGCATGGCCGGGGTTTAGCGAGCGTACGCTGCTCGATGCCCAGGTCACCGGCGTGAATGATGATTACGCATGGCTCGGCCCGTTCCTTGCCAGCCCAGACGGAGAGACCACGACCGCCATCGAAAATAACTTCATTTTCCCCAATGGTCACATCCAGTACAAAAAGAACGGGGATCCGCAGTCGCACACCGTGCGGGTTCTGGTTCAGTACCGCAATGCCGCCTCAGCGGGCGCCTGGTCGCAGGTGGTGTATAACTTCACTAACAAAACCGCAGACGGACACGGTTATACCCGGCGTATCAGCGGGCTGGCGGCGGCGCAGTATGAAGTACGCGTGCGGCGCACCACGAAAATTGGCGGGTCGAGAACGGTCAATAATCTTTACTGGCAGGCGATGCGCTCGCGTCTGAGTAAGCGGCCGGGCAGCTATGCAGGTGTGACCACCCTGGCGATGACGGTGCGCACCGGCAACCGCCTGGCGGCCCAGTCCGATCGTCGCGTCAACGTCATCCCGACCCGGCTCTATAACGGGCACCCTTCCCGCAGCATCAGCGGGGCGCTGTATCACGTTCTTGCATCCCTTGGGTTTCGTTCAGATCAGATTGACCACGCCGCGATTGATGCGCTCGAGCGGACCTGGTGGACGCCCCGCGGGGAGACTTTCGACTGGGCGACAGGCGACAGCAAGTCGGCACTCGAAGTGCTGAAAATCATCACCGGGGCGGGGATGGGATATTTCCTGCTGTCTGATGGCCTGGTCTCCGCCGGACGGGAAGGGGTTAAAAACTGGACCGGGATGATCACCCCCCAGGAGACAACCGAAGAGCTGCAGACCGCGTTCAAGGCCCCGAGTCAGGACGATTATGACGGGGTTGATGTCACCTACGTGAACAGTACGACGTGGGCGGAAGAGACGGTTCAGTGCCGCCAGGCCGGGTATCCCACACCCATGAAAGTGGAAAATTACAAACTGGAAGGAGTGGTGGATCAGGACCGGGCATATCGTATCGGGATGCGCCGGTTGCTGGGCTACCAGCTGCAGCGCCTGCAGCACACCACCTCAACCGAAATGGATGCGCTCTGCTACCAGTACATGGACCGCATTGTTCTGGTCGACGACATCCCGGGCAGCCAGACCCTGAGTTGCCTGATCACAGATATGACGTATGACAGCAGCAAAATCACCCTGACGCTCAGCGAGCCGCCGGACTGGAGCTTCCCGAATCCCCGCGTGGTGATCCGCCACCAGGATGGCCGGGCTTCCGCGCTGCAGGTGCCGACCCGGATCGATGATTACACCCTGAGCATCCCCTACAGCGCGGCGCTGGCCCCGGACGAATGGGAGATGAACAGCCCGTACATTGAACCGCCGCGTCTGTTGTTCTGCTCATCGTCCCGGGTGGGATATGACGCGCTGATTGGGGAGATAACCCCTGGCAGCGACGGTATCAGCAGCGTAACTGCCATCCAGTATCACCCCGGGAAATATCAGTACGACGATGCCAGTTATCCCGGCGATGTCGCATAACCTTCAAAAAAATCTCAACCCGCTTCGGCGGGTTTTTTTATGCCCGGAGCGAGCATGACCAAATACGCTACAAAAAATCCGCTGGGATCAACCGACCCCAGAGACCTGTTCGATAATGCTCAGAACGCAGACTTCGCCGTGAACAGCATTACCGCAGCTATATGGACGGACAGGTTCGGGCGTGGCAGGAAAACCCTGTGGGGCATGGAGCAGGAATTCATTACCCAGCTTCTGTCCCAGAAGCAGCGGTTTAACCTGTTTATTCAGGATTCAGGCTATAAGGTTATCGGTGAATACAGCGCGGGGCCGCTCACGATCACCGAGTACAACCAGATTATTCATCATGACAATGAGCTCTGGAAGTTAACCGCGGCAACGGCCCTCCCGTTCACCACAACCGGTAATGACGCGACTTCATGGGGCACTGACAAGGCGCATTTTGTCAGCGTGGGTGACGCAGCCCTGCGTGCGGATATGTCGTCTGATAAATATCAGTTTATTGCCGGCACGAACAACCTGCTTACTGCACCTGCAGAGCTGGTATATGGCCCCGGGAAAGTAACCATCAGTGGCAAGGAGTTTACGAACTTCATCCCTGGTCTGGATATCCTCCATTCCAGCATCTACATGACTCCTGAGGATGCGATCTACGGTGCAGGGCTTGGCTTCCCTACGACTGGAAATGGTAATTTTAACGTCATCCTCTCCATTGGTTCACACCCGGAAAATGCCACGGGGATTAACCGTTCAACCCTGTTCGGCACAAACAACCTCGTCCACCCGATAAACATCGACCGGTGTGAAGCCATCGGTAACACCGCTTTGCAGCATATGCGCAACGGGGAACGTACAACCGCGATTGGAACCACATCCTGCCAGTACCTCGGAACAAACGATCCGGCCGGTGATGGTCACAACTGGTTTGGCACGGCTGAGAGCGGCGGATATTACCCGGGCGATCCTGGCTGGGATTATGGTGGGTTCGAAACGGCTAACCCTGGGATCGGCGCAAAGATTGCTGCCTTCCAGGACTTTGCTCAGGTACCGGCAGATTGCGGGCGCGTGGTTGGCGTCGGGCGAAACTCGTTCAACGGCACGGTTCTGGCAAGAAACTCTACCGCCTTGGGTTACAGGGCCGGTGCAAGTGCATATGCGGTTGAAGGGCAAACTGCGGTCGGTGCGGATGCTTTCCGCAGCGCGATATTCGTCAACGCATCAGAGGCCATAGGCTACCTTGCCGCCACAAACTGGCAGGAGGGGCAGCGAAATCTGGTTGCCGGCAATCAGTCTGCTGTAAAAGTTGTGCGGGGTAATAGCAGTATTCATCTTGGGGCGTTTGCCGGGAGTAATTTTACCGATTCAAACTTCAACATATTCCTCGGTGTGGGTGCCGGAAATAACATCTCAACCACGACGCTGACACCCAGCTACTGCCTGGCGATCGGTCATGATATTACAGGCGTTGCAGGCTCTCTTATTGCTGGCAAGATGGACACCCGCAGGCTGGGGGTTAATACCGTTCCGGATAATCTCATGGGCACGTTCCATATTCGTACCTCGGATTTTGGCCCGGCAACCCCTGCGCACAGTAATGGCGACGATCTGATTGTTGAGAGCAGCGGCAACACCGGAATGACCATTCGCTCCGGGGCAACAGGTTTTGGTTCGATCCTGTTTGCCAGCCCGACAATCCAGAACCGGGCCGGTTTGGTTTATAACCACTCAACTGATGTGCTGGCAATCAGGGCCGGTGGTGGGGATCGGTGCATGGTTGATAGTAGTGCGTTTTATCCGGGCACGGATAATGCGTTGTCACTGGGCAAAGCCAGTAACCGTTTCTCCGTGATTTATGCTGGCACTGCGACGATCAATACTTCTGACATGCGGCATAAAACAGACGTTGAAGAGCTGAATGCTGTAGAACGAGTTGTCGCGATAAAACTGAAGGGGCTTATTCGCCGTTACAAATTCCTGGATGCCATTGCAGATAAAGGAGGGGAGGCGCGGTATCACGTCGGCATTATCGCCCAGGAAGTAAAAGCCGCATTCGAGTCGGAAGGGCTGATTGCGGAGGACTACGGCATCCTCTGCTTTGACGAGTGGGATGACCAGTATGAGACCATCGCGGCAGAAACAGTATCTCACCCGGCAGAATACAGCACGCTCGTTGACGGCAATGGAAATCCCCTGGTGCTCAGGGAGGCATGGGAAGAGGTGGTTAAGCCAGAGGAAACGGTTAAAACTGTGGTTGCCGGGAACCGCTACGGCATCCGCTATGAAGAGCTGCTGTGCTTCATTATTGCAGCGATATAGTTTCACGCTTTTTATAAGTTATTGCTATAACTAATCCATATCATAGGAAGCTGTTATTTAAATGTATTATAGTGTCTTAATAAGGGTGAAATTCTCTGTTTGAATCTGTATTAATCATTTAATTGTTTCTCCTGCTATATTGTGGTTGCCTTCACTCAAAATGTAGTCAGGAGAAACTTATGCTTCACTAATGTTGTTGTCGGTTAGTGGTAATGTTGCTGATGGGTCGGAGTGAACTGCTCCCATTCTTTAGCTTTGTTTCTGGAGAATGTGAGTGTTCCGTTCCGTTCAGCACATAAAAACATTCCATTTCTTTTGATTGTGATTTTGTTCTGGTCTTTATTTAAGGAGATTTCCGCACCATCGAAAATATCAACAATAGACAGGCTGGATTCTTCGAGGATAGCGGTTGTATATGAATTCCCCATTTTAACTAAAATTATCAGAACTGATTGGTTATCAATATTGTTGATTCCCTCGTGGGATATCTTTTTTGTTTTTTTATTAAGTATCAGATATGAGCCATGATATGTTCTGATGCCTTCAATACTTTTTATAATAGCATTCTTAGGAGTCTGCTCTTCGAGTAATGAATGTGCCACTGCCTGACTTAAGGATAAAGAGTTTACGTTGTGTTCAATATTGTGTTGTATGCTGATGTCGCAGTCTTCCCAATATAAAAGACTGGATAACTGCATTTTGTGTAAGATTTCTTTATATTCGCGCGTAATTACTGGGTGATAATCAAGCGTTCCAGGTGTTAAGCAATTTATTGAAAGATGCTTAATAATCGGGGCTTCATTAAAAGGCACGAAAATCTTCATGAATTTTCCTTCCTCGTTTCGTTGAGTATAGGTTAAACGCACGTTATGACTGATGCCCTGAGAATCATTATAATTTAAAATGCAACTGGTATTATATGCATTAATATAAACGCCCAAACAAGAGTGCTGAGTATTAATGTTTAATGAAGTATTAATATCTACGTCAACAACATCCATGGACAAGAGTGAGTTTTTAAATGTGGTGGTTTTATTATTTAAATAATTTGCGGATTGCGTTATGAAATGAGAGGAGTAGTTATTACACGCATGGTTAAACTGATGGTTATATTTCAGCAATTCGTTGCCAATTGCCATGCCTATCTCATAAGATAGTTCTCTTTTAGGATGGGCCTGATGTTTCTCATATAAAGAATCAACTGAATTCCCATGTAAAAACGCTTTAAGCAGTAATTTGATGTCTACAAACTGACATCCAATTTTTTTGGCTATTTCCTTTCTTGATTTATAAACTGAGGATTCCTCATTAAAAGCCCATTTATTACAAAACCCCAATACGATCAGATTGGTTTGACTAGCGATTGTGGAATATATTTCGTAAATGACTTTCTCATTTTTTTCATTAAAGCCATAGCCTTTTGCCTTATATGCGTATTCTTCATCGTTAGGAATGGAATCAAAAAAAACATAATTATAGGCAGAGAAATCTATCGACATTTTATCCGCAAACTGAATGCCAGGTGAAGCGCCAACTGACATGCTAACAACATCATGTTCTTTAAGGGCGGCCTTTAATCCAAAACTCCATCCATCTTTTAAAATAGAGTTTGATGTTCCTAGAATCAAAACTTTCATTTAAAACATTTCCATTGTTAATTAAATTGAATTTAAAGATATATATATCGGCAAAAGACTAAAATTCTTTATGATTTATTATCACGAATTCTAACAGAGTTACTTATGAAAACAATCTCGATTCTACTAACCTATGAAATAACGTTACAGAAGTCACTTAACAGAGAGAGGGTGACTCCGTAAAGTTCGATAGCTTACGAAGCGGCTGCGTCATTTACACGCTCGACTACATGAAGTGTTCTGCTGAACAGATTGATAGGCATCGCCGCATTGATCTGCAACCTCTTTAAAACTACTGTATATATAAACAGTAAAATAAAAGGGAGGGGCTATGCCACGCAGAATCGATATTGAGGGTGCTTTTCACACAGCCATTAAACACGAGCCCAGCGGCCGCCGCACGGTGACTACTGAGGATTTCGTGAAGCACCAGGCCCGCGCTAACTGGAGTTGGTCGCTCAAAGAGGCAAACGACTGGATCGAGAGCCACGTTTCGACCTTCAAGGACATCTCGACCAGCGAGGGCCAGGCGCGCACGTTTATGCTCTACAACCCTAACGGAGGGCTGTGACATGGGCTTTCCCTCCCCGGCAACGGACTATGTAGAGACCAGGCTCTCACCTGAAACTATCTGCAATATTGGCATCGATAGCCGCATCCTGGAAACGTCGTCTGGGTTTGCGGTCATCGAGCCGATCAGTCGACTGGTCCAGGGTCAGGTGCTGCTGATCCTCAGTGGTGGCAGGACGCAGTTCGCAATTTTCAGAGGTAAGGCGTTAATAACTGATGACGGCGAGGCGATCGAGGGGGCAGCGGCAGAAGAGGTTGAGGTGATGGGGCGGGTGACATACTTCATCAACAGCGCGATGGAAGATGATGGCGTGGTGTGATGGGGCATTGGGGCATGGGTGGGGCATAAAAGTACCGCAGGTGATATGCAAAAGAACAAATGGATGCATTTCACGAGCGGCAAGTTACTGTTAAATACTCAGGAATTAAGGACAATCCCATAAAGACCTGATACAGCGCTTTAAATCATGGACTTCCAGCTTTACTCGCTGGGCGCAGCCTTAGTCTTTCACGAGATCTTCTTCCCGGAACAGTCGGCGGCGATGGCGCTGATTCTGGCGATGGGG